ATGTTTACCGACAAAGAGACCCGAGTGGTCGAGGCTTGCCTGCTGGTTGCCGTGCCGCTGTCGATCGTTGTGGCAGCCGCCCTTGCGTGGCTCATTCCTCTGTGAGCGCTTCTGTCGGATCCGCATGCTGGCCAGCAAGCGCGCTCGCCGCCATCCCGGCCGTATAGCGCTGCCGGTAACGCCAGGCTCTGCTGGCGAGCATCACGGCGGCGATTGCGGCGATGTAGAGCTGGACTGCTGTGCCCGTGGGGAATTTACCTGGCGGAGGGAGTGTCATTTAAACCCACGTCCGCCAAGGTTTGCCGTCATTCGAAAAACACGTTGAATCTGTTGGGTTTCTAGCATTCTCCGTTTGCTGGGTTCCGTTCCAATCCGCTATCATTGCGGCTCAAAGTTAGGAACGGAGTTGCTGATTTGGTCCGCTCGCTCAACCTCCTCGCCGAAACCTCCATTCGCGCGAAAGAAATGAAGCCGGGTCGCTACAGCGACGGCGGTGGGCTCTACCTGATGGTCAAGAAGGGCGGGACCAAATCCTGGACTTTCGTCCACTTCAAGGGGTCTGGCGCCGGACGCGCATGGAAGGAAGCCGGGCTCGGCTCCTATCCTGGCGTTTCACTGAAGGAAGCGCGTCTTGCCGCCGCTGGCTGCCGTGACCGTCTGCGGCGCGGGCTGGAGCCGATCGACGCGGATGCCGAGGTCGAGGCTCCAACCTTTGCCAAGTGCGCGGACGACTTCATTGCCGAAGCCGGCAAGGGCTGGAGCAATCCGAAGCACAAGGCCCAATGGGAAATGACCCTAGGCGATGCCTACTGCAAATCCATCCGGGCGAAGGCGGTGTCGGAAGTCACGACGGCCGATGTGCTGGCCATACTGAAACCAGTCTGGCAGGCGAAGCCGGAAACAGCGCAGCGCCTGCGCGGGCGGGTTGAACGGGTGTTGGACTTTGCTAAGGCCTCGGGTCATCGTTCTGGCGAAAACCCGGCTCTTTGGCGGGGGCATCTACAACACCTGCTGGCGAAGGGGAAGAAGCTCTCGCGCGGACACCATAGCGCAATGCCCTACAGCGATGTACCGGCGTTCGTGAAGCGCCTGCGGACCTCTGGGGCGATGTCTGCGAAGGCGTTGGAATTCCTCATCCTGACGGCGGCACGCTCCGGCGAAGTGTTGGGCGCGGTGTGGGATGAGCTGGATCTTGAAGAAAAGGTTTGGACAGTGCCGGCGGCGCGCATGAAGGCCCGCAAGGTGCATCGCGTACCTTTGACGGATGCCGCCATAAATATCTTGATCCCGCTGCACGAGGCGCGTGTATCTGCCTACGTCTTTCCGGGCGAGACCAAGAAGGGCGGGAGTGAGGCGCCGCTTTCCGTGATGGCGATGACGATGCAGATGCGCCGGATGGAAGTCGGTGAATTCACACCGCACGGTTTCCGGTCCGCCTTCCGGGATTGGTGCGGCGATCAAACCAGTTTCCCGCGCGAAGTCGCCGAAGCCGCTCTCGCTCACAAGGTCGGCGATTCGGTCGAGAATGCTTACCGGCGGTCGGACGCATTGGAAAAGCGCCGGAAGCTGATGAACGCCTGGAGTAACTTCTTAAACGCTCCGGCGCGCGGCAACCTGCGCCTTGTTGGGGGAAACGCCAGATAACCGTCCTCTGGCGTCCGTCCTCGCTTGACCGGCGAATCTGACGAGAAGATATTGCTGATTCGAGGGATCGATTCAGAGGACCCGTCGCGGATTGTTCAGAGGCCGCGACGCTGCGTGGGGGCGCGGCGGTCCACCCTCGATATCTAAAGACCTGGGAGGGGCAAGAACGTCGTATTCGCGTCGTCGATTTACTATGCCTTTAGACGAGAACCAACCGGGAACAAATACCCTGGGGATAAACTGTGGAAAACATGGCATCGAGATGAGCTTAAGCCATTGAAAAAACAGAACAAATGCCTCATCAAAAAATAATTGTTAACACTATTTCTAGGGTTTGGCGTCGAGTCATCCAGGATGCTAATATGTCCGTGGTGATTTGAAGCCGTTTCAACGGAAGAAAGGAAAGGGAATGAGCGCACCCAATGCCTACACCGTCGCCGCCTTCTGCGACGCGTACGGCATCCGCCGCAACTCGGCCTATCTGGAAATCAAGGCCGGCCGGTTGGAGATCAGGAAGGCAGGCAGGAAGACGCTGATCCGCAAGGTAGATGCTGACGCCTGGCTGAACAGTCTACCGAAAGGAAACCCGGAGCCCGCTTCGGCGGAGGAAGCTTGAGCGGCCGGTCGCCAAACCTAAGGCCGCTCAAGCCCCGATCTGACCCAATATCTTCACAACCCCTTGCAGATTCTGAAAGGACCAGACGATGGAAGCCATAGCAGGGGACTTTCCCCGCGCGAAATCAATTCCGACGACTGCAAACAAGAAATTTTCGATCACCGTCAAGGTCGAGCCGGATGGACGTACGGTCAAGCTCGACGGGCGTGCCGCCTGGATGCTCAAGCAACTGATCGACGCCGGGAAGCGCGGCCTCACCACACTCGACCTGCCGGCCGGCATCAGAGTGAGTCACAGCGTTTTTCTGCTGCGGCGAGCCGGGTTCGTCATTTCGTCGCCGCGCGAGAGCCATGGCGGCCCCTTCCCAGGAACGCATTCTAGGTACACGCTGGCAACTCCGGTGACCATCATCGAAGACATGGCGACTGCTGCATGAACGCTGCCGCCGACTTCCAGAAACTATCAGTTTCGCCGGAAGTCCGTGGGGTGGGGTCTCGCTACGCCGAGACCATCGCCCGCCTTCACGGCGCCGGCTACAAGCTCCTGCCGCTCGGCGACGGGCCGGACGGCAAGAAGCCCTTGGTTGCCAACTGGTCCGGCGCGCGCGGCTGCTCAGTGGCCACGTGTCTTAGTCTGATGGGCAAGGCCGAGTCGCAGATGTACGGCATCCGGCTTGATGGGCTGGTCGTGGTCGACTGCGATACCGACAACGCCGCGACCCGCGACTACGTCGAACAGCACTTCGGGCTTTCGCCGGTAATGACCCGGACGTCGCGCGGCGTCCACTACTGGTTCCGGGCGGGGTTCTATGTCCCGCCCAAGGTGCGCCTGCCCGACATCTCGATCGACTTCAAGACTGGTGCCGGCTCGTTTGTGGTCGGCCCGGATTCGGTTCGGCCAGACACTGGCCAGTCGTATGAGGCAGCGGGCGCGCCGCTCGGCTTCGCCGCGCGCCTGCCGATTTTCCAGGCGACGCCGCCACAATGGCAGCCTGGGTCCAAAAGGGCAGAGGTGGGCAAGCGCGACCGCCATCTTTTCCGACGCGGGATCGAGCTGGCTTTGGTTGCTGACAGCGAGGCCGAAGTTTTTGACGAGCTTTGCCTGCTGCGGGATCTGGAGTGCGACAACCCAGAAAGCGTTTCGAATGCCGAAATCCGGGCAAAGGCCCGATGGGCATGGCGTAATCGGGATCGGCTTTACGTTTGGGGCGGCCGAAATTCGACATTCGCCACCAACCGCACCGCGACCGCCGCCTTGGCCGCCCACAAAAATGGGGACGATGCCGCGCTTTTGTACATGGTCCTCAATGGCATGCACGGCCACCGGCCAGGCAAACTCTTCACGGTCGTTGCGCAAGGCCTGATCGATAAAGGCCACCTTCCGTTGCAGAGCAAGAGCCGGATCTACCGCGACGTTCTAGTCCTGGTGGCTGTCGGGCTGTTGCAGGTGGTTCGACGTGGTCGCCGTAGCCAGAAGGAGCCCAACGTCTATCGGCTGTGTCTTCCCGATCAGAGTGAGAAGGAGGAGGTGTAGTGCTTACTTCATTCCCAAATATGGGACTGACAATTGCGGTACGGGAGACCGTCCCCGGATTGTGGAACCGAAACCGGGCGGACTGTCGCCCGCTCGGTCAGATCATGAGCGAAGCCCGTAGTGGCAAACTGGCCGGCACTCGCCGTCTACCAGACGGTTCTGTCCTTGTTGATGACGTCGGCGCCGCGCTCGCTGCGATGAAGCGAAAGGGGGTATAGATGGGTCCGAGCATCGTTCCGTTCCCGATGGCGAAATCAGACGGTGCGGTCAAAGTGGCAGTCGCAGCCTTGGCGGCGCTCAATGGCCCGTCGGCCGATGCGTATTGGCGGAAGCTAATCACAGCCAAGCGCCACGCGATGACAGCTCAAGGAATCTCTGAGGTCGAGGTGGACGAGACCCTTCTGGCTTTCGGCCAAGAGGTGTTCTTGGCTTTGGCGCGCCGATATCAGCCAGATGAAGGTGACGCCGCATGATGACGGTGATCAAGACTGAAGGCGGCTTTGCGGTGGTCGCGGCCGGCGAAATGCTGGCCGGTCCGTTTCCAACAAATGCCGAAGCATGGCGCGTGCTCGATCGATTGGAAGGGCAGCCGATATCACCAGCAGAGAAGCGTGCGGACTGGATCTCGAACAAGATACTGGCGGCCGGCCCGAAGCCGAAGGAGCCGAAGTCGGCTCGCGACGAAAAGAAGCGGACCAAGAAAATGAAGCGGGCTGCGGCCAAGGCCCCGAGGTGGGTCCGCGATATAGCCGCGGCGAAGTTCGACCCGCAGGTCCACCGCAAGCATCGCGAGTGGCAGCTCGGCACGTTCGGCGCAGCGTCTGACGTAAGACGCATCGACCCGGCCGATTACCTCGCATCGAGAAAGGAAGGTCAATGACTATTGCAGAACGACAAGCGCGAGAAGCCTATGACCGCGAAAACCCGTGGCGGCCGATGAACACCGCCGTTCGCGGGGATGGCCTCATCTGCGAGCTGCTCTTCAACGATATGGTCGGGGACTACGGCACGCCGGGAATGCAATTCTTCCTGGATAACGACGGCCGGTGGTACCGGATTGATCCTCCTGGGGAGGTTTTTCTGTCGCCATCGCCGATCAATTGGCGGCCCGCCTATGTCCGCCTTACGCCGGAGCGTAGAAACTACCTCAGGCGCAAGGCGAAGGGCGACAAATAGTCAGTCGATGCGCACCGAAAGGAGAAATGCTGGATGACGTATAGTTGGCCCGACGGCCTCTACCCGCTACGCAACTGGCTGAAAGCGCAAGGCGTCGATGTCAAGTCGATCGTCAGCGAGCGTCAGGCGGCTTTCTACGTGCAGAAGCTGAGCGATCAGCGGATCAAATTTCCCGCCGATCGGTCCGCCTCGATGTTTCCGATCCTGAAGCGTCTGCAGGATATCATCTGTGCCGGCGCGGCCACGCCGCGGCCGGTCCCGACGCGGGGTCAGCCGTTCGTGCCGAAGAAGAAGGGGAAAACGAAACCGGCGCAGGACATCAAGCACGAAGTCCCCGCGGACGCGCTGGTCGTCTACTGCGACGGATGTTGCGAGCCCAACCCTGGCGCCGGCGGCTGGGGGTTTGCTGTCTACCGTGACGGCGCAGAAATTCACGCCGAATCCGGAGGCGCTGTGCAAACCACCAACAACGCCATGGAGATGACAGGCATTCTGATGACCTTGGCTTGGGTGGCTGCATCGGCGCCGGCCGAGCCGGTGGTCATCTTTTGCGACAGCAAATATGTCGTGACAGGCATCAATGAGTGGGTGCCTGGCTGGAAGGCCAAAGGCTGGAAGCGCAAGGGGGAGAACGCCAGCGAAAAGAACCAGGCTATTGCGAATCTTGCCCATTGGCAGGCGATCGACAAGGCGCGCGACGAACTCCAATTCGTGAAAATTGATTGGGTGAAGGGACACGCGGGCATCACCGGAAACGAGCGCGCTGATGAACTCTCTCTGATCGGTCGCGAAGGGGCTCTTGAAGCGGCCAACGAAGCCGATCCGATCCGCCAGCAGCTAAAATACTCGGTGTGAAGGGAGCGACCATCGCGGATGAACGCACGAAGCCAAGGCGGTATGACCCCGTTTTACGCCTATTCCTCCTTCAACAAGAGGGGAGGGAAGACACACCCGCGCGTCGCACGGACACGCAATCGCATCCTCGACCTATGGGAGGAAATGGCCAGCTACTCGACGATAGCCGAGGAACTGGATATCTCGATCAGCACCGTTGTCGAGTGCATCGCTCGCGCTAGGCGTCTGAAAGACCCGCGAGCCGAGCGACCATACCGCCACCGCAAGATCCAAATCGCCGAGAAGCGCCGCCGCGAGATCAGGCGCTTGCTCGAGGACGGCTACCGGCCGCGGGAGATTGCCAAGCGGCTTAAGGTTTCCACGCGGCTGGTGCTAATTCGAATGAAGGAGAGCGCTGCGTCTACAGTAGAGAAAACTAGATGAAGGGACGGAAGACAGGCGGCAGGGTCGCCGGCACGCCGAACAAAATCACGGCCTCCATCAAGGAAGCCGTGACCGAGGCTTTTGAGAAGGCCGGCGGCGTCGACTATCTCGTCAAGCTTGCCGCCGAAGACCCTCGCACATTCTGCGGCCTTGTCGGCAAGGTGATACCTCTCCAGGTGGACGCCAAGCTTGACGGGCCGCTCACGGTTCAAGTCCTGAAGCTGGCCGGGTCAGATGCCGACGATACAGCTTCCAAATAGCGGTTGGCGGCCGCGCTGGTATCAGCGCAAGGCCTGGGACACATGGGAGCGCGGCTGCAAGCGCCAGCTCCTGTTCTGGCATCGTCGCGCCGGTAAGGACGAGATCAACCTGAATATGCACGCGGTGTCAGCCCATGAGCGGCCAGGCACCTATTGGCACATGCTGCCCGAGGCGGCACAGGCGCGCAAAGCAATCTGGAATGCGGTCAACCCGCACACCGGCAAGCGGCGGCTGTTCGAGGCGTTCCCTGAAGCGCTGATAGAGAACATGAACGACAATGAAATGTTCGTCCGGTTCAAGGTCGGCTCGACGTTCCAGGTGGTTGGATCGGACAACTTCAACAGCCTGGTCGGCGCGCCACCGGTCGGCATCACGTTTTCCGAGTGGGCGCTGGCCAATCCGGCTGCATGGGCCTACCTGTCGCCGATTCTGGCCGAGAATGGCGGATGGGCATCGTTCATTACTACGCCGCGCGGCAACAACCACGCCAAGGGCATGCTCGACGCGGTGAAGGGCAATGTCTTCGACCCCGTGTCGAACCCGCGCGGCTGGTTCAGCGAGGTGCTGCCGGCCAGCGCCACGGGGGCCATCGACGAAGTGACGATCGAGGAGCAGCGCGCAATCTATGTGGGCCTGTTCGGCAAAGAGACGGCCGACATGCTCATTGACCAGGAATATTACTGCTCCTTCGCGGGCGCGTTGATCGGCTCATATTGGGGCGCCGAGATAGCACGTGCCGAGCGCATGGGGCGCATCGGCGTCGCATTCGACATCGATCCTCGGTTTCCGGTGCATACCGCGTGGGATCTGGGTAAGGCGGTCAACAATCCGATCTGGTGCTTTCAGGTCATCGACGGTGTGCCGCTCATCGTCGACTTCTACGTTCCCGACAGCGAAGACCTTGAAGACTGGTGCAAGTGGCTCGACGAGCAGGGATACCACGGCGACGACTATGTTCCGCACGACATCCTGCATCCGCAGTGGGGAACGAAGCGCACGCGCCTCGACACGCTCAGGGCGCACGGGCGCAAGCCGAAGATGGTCGGCATGGTCAGCCTGGCCGAGGGCAACAACGCCGGCCTGCAGACGATCAAGGTGGCGCGCTTCAGGAACACCGAACGCGTCACCGACGGCGTCGAGGGCCTGAAGGCCTACCGGCGCGAATACGACGACGAGAAGAAGACGTTCCGCGACATCCCGGTCAAGAACTGGGCCGAGCACTATGCGTCCGCCTTCCGCTATCTCGGGCTCGCCTGGCGGCAGGCAATCGTTGCGGCCACCAGGCCGGCCGGCGACAAGGGCGCCTATGTCGGCCAGGGGGACGGCACGATACGCACCCAGCAGACGGTCAAGGAGGCGGTCGACGCTATGGTTAGGCGGCGGCGCGCTCGGGCGAATTGAGCAATTTTCTGAAAGCACAGCAATTTTGTGAATGCCGCACGTGTGCAGCTTTTCAAGCGGCTTAGAGTTTCGCGGGTGTCACCCCGATCATTCCGCCAACGGTAGATTGGAGCAGCTATGCCGCGCGCTGGTGGTGTCTATTCAGCCCCTCCGGGCACCAAAGGCAGCCCGAACACGACGATCGAATCGGCGAAGTACAACGCGCTGGTTGACGATCTGGTGGCGGACGCGAACGCAGCCCGGCCTGTTACAGCCGGCGGCTCCGGATCGAGCACGGCTGTCGGCGCTGCGGACAACTTCAGTGCGGCGGGCGCTGACGTGGCATCGGCCGCGACTGTAAACCTGGCAAACACGACAGGTACGCTGGTCAATATCACAGGCACGGTCACGATTACGGCGCTGGGAACCCTCCCGGCCGGCGCCGAGCGGGATCTTGTGTTCGCCGCGTCGCTCACGCTGACGCACAACGCGACCAGCCTCATTCTTCCCGGCGGAGCGAACATCCAGACGGCGGCCGGCGACACGGCACGTATGCGTTCGCTCGGCGGTGGCAACTGGCGCTGCATGAGCTACCAGCGGGCGGCGACAGCTCCTCTGTCGAATACCTTCAACTCGCCTACGATTGTTACGCCGGCGCTGACGCTGAAGCAGAGCGCGGCACCCGCGCCAACGGCCGAGGGCGATATCCAGTGGGATACTGACGACAACGTCCTTGCCGTTGGTGACGGTGCTGCAACGCAGATTTTTGTCCCCATTCCGGCATCTACCGCGGCCGGCGACGTCGAATACTTCACGGGCGCGAAGGCGAAAGCTCGCTTGGCAAAAGGAACCGCCCTGCAAATCCTTCGAATGAACGCTGGCGCTACCGGCCCCGAATGGGGGCCGCCAATTGACTATGCAGGCGGCGCCGCTGCTCTGGCGGTCGGTGCGATCGGCACCTATGCGTTTCTGAAAACCGCAACAACGCTGAATCCCGGCGACACGATAGCGGGATCAAGCACCTCCTATTCAAACTCTGGCGGGACAACCAACGGGTCACCAACCGGCACGTGGCGGTGCATGGGCTATTCGATCAGCCCGCACGTCACTCTCTTCTTGAGGATCAGCTGAAGCGCCGCGCGAACTCATCGGCCGGGAGGTCGAAGGCGGTACGTTCCTTCTTGATCCGTTCGATTGGCCAATTCCACCATTGGATTTCAAGCAGGGCAGCAACCGTCTCATCAGAGAACCGGCGCTTGATCGGCTTCGCCGGATTGCCGCCGACAAGGGTGTAGGGGCCAACGTCTTTGGTGACGACGCTGCCGGCAGCGATGACCGCGCCATGTCCGATCTTCACGCCTGACAGTATGATGGCCCGAGATCCTACCCAGACGTCGTTACCGAGGACGATAGGGCCTTTCGAGGTCAGGTATTCAAGGTTTGTCTTGGTCTTGAAGGTGCGCGACTGGAAGGGAAATGTGGAAACGGTGTCGGTCCTGTGGTCGCCCTGGCAAAGGAACAACACTCCAGGCGCGATCGAGCAGAACGACCCAATTACGACAGGCGACCCCGCCGTAACATTGTAGAAATTCTGCTCGCTAATCCCGTGGCAATCGCGACCGACGGTCACATGCGCAGGTACCTTCAGCTTCGATCTGAGGATACTTTTCTCGCGCAGCCAAGCAGTCAGTTTCGACATTTTGAAGCACCCCCGTGATTCCACGTCAGCACTAGGTAAAACTCTCCCATTATTCAAGCGGCTTAGAGTTTCGCCATGCGCGCACACAGGATGGCACCGTTGCGAACGGAGCCGTCGATGGACCGAAACTTTGCGCGTGCGCTTGCCCTTGTCCTGCAGTCAGAAGGCCTGTGGTCGGATAACGCTGCCGACCCCGGCGGCGCAACGATGAAGGGCGTCACCCTCGCCAACTTCCGCCGCTACGTCAAAGCCGACGCGACCAAGGCTGATCTTCGCAAGATTAGCGACGAGCAGGTGGCGACGGTTTATCGCCGGTTCTATTGGGATGCAGTTGCGGGCGCCGAGCTGTCCGACGGCGTAGACTATGCCGTTTTCGATTTCGCGGTGAACAGCGGGCCAAGTCGGGCGGCGAAGTACCTTCAGGCGGCATGCGGCCCGAGTGTCGTGCAGGATGGTCGAATTGGCCCGGCAACCCTCGCCGCGGTGCGTGCCAAGCCTGCCGGCGTGCTCATCGACACCATTTGCGATGCTCGCCTGAAATTCCTCGAGCGTCTTCCGACTTGGGCGACCTTCGGGAAGGGCTGGCAGAAACGCGTAGTGGCCGTGCGCATCCAAGCAATGCTGATGGCCACGCCCGCGTCCGCTCAGCCTGTTCCGGCGGCCCCGGCACCTGCCACACCACCCGCGCCTGCCGCGCCGCCGGCTGCTCCTGCCTATGTGGAGCGTAATCCGTTCTGGGCCGCGCTCTTCGCCATCCTCAAAGCCATTTTCGGAAGGAAACCGGCATGAAGTGGTTCAACACGAATGCGCTTCACAACGTCCTCAATGCGCTGATCTTCATCATCACGTCTGGCGCGCTCGCCGGTTTCGACTGGACGATGTTCGGCCTCACCGATCATCGAGCGCTGCAGATCAGCGGTACGCTCGCGCTCGCCAAGCTCCTCATCAATGCTTTCCGCGATGGTCCGGCCGGCATGGTCGCGCCGCCGCCACCGGCAGAGGAGAAGTAACATGGTCGAGATTGCGACGGTCCTGCTTCAGCAACTCTGGCCATATGTGCTCGCCGGCCTCGTCGGGCTTGGCGCGCTCGGCACGGCCTATTTCAAGGGCAAGAGCAACGAGAAGGCCAAGCAGGCCGCCCGCGACCTCGCTGCTGCGCAGGATCGCCTGGAGATGAACCGTGAGGCCACCGACATCGAGCGCCAGACCGTCGGCATGACGGACGACCAGGCGCGAAAGGAGGCAGCGCCGTGGGTTCGACAGTGAGGCTGCTCCTGCTGCTTTGCCTTGCGCTTGCCGGCTGCGTCACGTCTGCGCCGGTCGACAACCCGCGCAAAGTCTGGTGCGACAACAACAAGCCGATGCGGCCGAGCGCCGCTGTTTTCGCTGTGATGACGCGACCCGATCTCGACGACATGAACACCCACAATGCTCGTGGGGTCAAATGGTGCGGCTGGAGGCCTTGATGCATGACTTTCTCGACTTCCTCGGCATCAAGGCACCAGTGCTGATTGCTGGCCTCTCAGGCGGCATCCTGCGGGCCTTGTCGCGCCATCGCTACAAGCTGCGGGAGATGTTCGCCTCGCCGATCTGCGGCGCTTTGGCCGCCGCCTATCTGACGCTGCCCGCCGTGAGCTATTCCCGCGCGATCGGCTTTCCCCTTCCGGACCTTACCGACGACACCACCACGCTTGCCGCTGCATTTCTGATCGGCGTCTCAGCCATGTGGATCTCGGATATCTTGTTCGAGTTCATCGTCCGGAAGTTCAAGCCGGCTCCGGAAGAGTGAACCCGATGACTGATCGAAAGTGTGCTGATATGAAAAGAGCATGGGGTTTATCGATCAACTTAAGGCTGTTTGGCCGCTCGTGACACAGGCGCCATGGGGGTTTGCGCCGGTAGCGTTTGCCATCCTCGCTTCAGGATGGGCAGTCGGGCGCTTCATGTACAGCCAGCGTATAGCGATCCTGAAGGAGCGTATCGAGGCCTACAAGGAGAAGCTTGACGGAGCTTCACCGGAAGAAGCTCACGCGAGAGTCGAGAGGCTAGAGGCCCGAATTCGAGATTTGGAACACGACCCTCGACTATTCTCGCCAGACCAACTTGCCAAGATAGCCGCTGTGCTCAAACGGCATAAGCCTGGAGCGGTAATTGTATCGCGTGATGGGTCCAGTCTCCTATGCGGAAAGGTGCAAACGCAAATGAGGAAACTGTTCGAACAGCACGGATGGGCAGTACGTCATTGGGCTACGATGGGAAGCGACAACCTGCCAGCAAGCGGCCTTACAATCTATGGCAACACCGGCGACACAGAAACCGACGACGAACTAGTCGTTCGGGAGGCGTTGCAGGCTGCCGGGATCGAGTTTGAACTTAGGCGCCAACGCTCGACCGACAAGGAACCGCAACTAGTGTTCAGCGATATCGACTAGCGCTCAGGTCGTGACGTGACGAGACTACCGCCTACCGTTTCGAGTGCCATTTCCAAGTGGATTTTCAAGTTTGACCTCACGGACTTGGACGAGGCCTATGCTGGCGCTCTGCAAGGGCTCCAGCATCGTGAAGATGAAGTTGAAACAATGGTTCGTAGTCAACTTGGCCTTGGCCCTTACGACGAATTTCCAGAAGCAAATCTCGACGATCCGGATGATCCCGTTGGGCAGCTCTATGAACGCGCGGGCGAGGATAGTGCCCAGGCGCAGCGTGGATCGCATCTTGTTCGGAAGGCGTTCTTGATTGCGCTGTTCCATCTTTGGGAGCGTCACAAGAAGCCGCGGATCTCAAAAGAATCAAGGGCAGCGGCGGATCGCAGCCGATTGAACGCCCTCCTGGATCAGCTCGAATTGGCCGCGAACTGCGCGAAGCATCCGCCTGGAAGGTCTGCCAAAGGGATATACGAGAAACGTCCTGACCTTTTTCCTCGGGCCGCCACTGTGAAGCAAGCGAGTGAGCGCACACTTGTCATTACGCCTGATGTGTTGAACGAGTTTTTTGAGGCTGTCTGGGCAACCGTCGAATAGCTGGCCTGGGATGAAAGTCTAGCATTCCAAGCGGCTTAGAATTTCGCATTCGCCGCCACCATCCTGCCCGCCATGGCAAAGGCGGACAAGCGCACCCCAGATCAGCAGAAGCAGGGCGCGGCTCTTCGTGAGGAAGGGTCGAAGTGGCTTGCGCGCGTCGAGGCAGCCGGCAAGCTCGAAAAGCAGTGGATGGACGACGCCGAAAAGGCGGTGAAGGCTTACACCGGTGAAACCAAGTCGGATGACCTGAGCACGTCTGCCACGCTCGGCAACACCTACGACTTCAACATCCTCTTCGCCAACGTCGAGACCATCGTTCCGGCGATCATCAACAGCCCGCCGGCGCCTGACATACGCCGCCGCTTCGCCGACGAGGATCCGGCCGCAAAGGATGTCGCCGAGCTGATCGAGCGCGCCATTCGCAAGCAGGTGGATGATTCCAAGCTGCAGGTCGAACTGGAAGGCGAGGCGCAAGACGGCTTCCTGGCCGGTCGCGGTATCATCCGCCTTCGCTTCAAGAGCGACATCGTAAAGGACGAGACGACCAATGCGGAACTTGAGCGAGCGAGCGCAGCCGTTGACGGTGGAGCAAGTTCTGGCGCTGCAACGGCTGGCGACGACGCTGAAGGCGGGGACGACTATTCGGCGCCATCTGACGCATCTGCTGCGGTCAGCCCGGGCGAACGGCTCGCGAACGAGTGCATCGAGTTCGAGGCCGTAAGCTGGCGAGACTACCGGCACGGCCCGGCGAAGCGTTGGAAAGACCGGCCATGGGACGCATTCCGCTTTGTCGTGCAGCGCGAAGATGAAGACGCGGTGTTCGACGCCGGCCTGATCAGCATCCAGACGAACGACGCCGAGAAGAAGGCGCGCGGCGAAAGCGACAGCGACCTGACCGGATGGGAAATCTGGGACAAGGGCAGCCGCAAGGTCGTCTTCATTGACGACAACGGCGTGGTGCTGAAGAAGGTCGACGACCCGCTTGGGCTGACAGATTTCTTCTGTATTCCGGCGCCCGTGCAGCCGATCGAACTCACCGGCCGGCTGATGCCGGTCAATCCGTTTTCGATCTACAGCAGGCTCGCCGATGAGCTGGACCTGACCACCAAGCGCATCGGCGTCATCACTCGCCACATGAAGGTCAAGGGCTGGTATTCCGGCGACGCTGGCGACATCGCCAACATGCTGGCGGCCGACGACACCGAATTCGTGCCGATCGGCAATGCGGACATCTGGGCAGCCAATGGCGGCCTGTCTGGCGCAGTCGCCTTCTGGCCGGTCGAGAAGTTCATTTTGGTGCTGCGGGAGCTGTACGGCGCCCGCGAACAAACCAAGCAGGCCATCTACGAGATCACCGGCATATCGGACATCGTCCGCGGCGCCTCGCAGGCCAGCGAGACGGCCACGGCGCAAAACATCAAAACGCAATGGGGCTCGCTGCGCATTCAGAAGATGCAGCGCATGATGGAGCGGTGCGCCCGCGACATCTTCGTGATGATGGCCGAAATCATCCCTGGGAAATTCTCGCATGAGACGCTGCAGCAGATGACCGGCGTGCAGATCCTGCCGACGCAGCAAGACCTGACGCCTATCCAGCCACCGCCAGCGCCGCCGCCCGGCGCACAAGTACCGCCCGAGCAGCAGAAGCAGGTTCAGCAGGCCATGCAGGCGGCACAGGAGGCCGAACAGCAGCGGCAGGCGAAGCTGGCCAAGCTTCAGTCTATCCAGCAGCTTCTGACGCAGCGCCTGGCGATGATGTACCGCATCGACGTCGAGAGCGATTCGACGGTCAAGGCTGACCTGACCCGGCAGAAGGCAGAGACGGCCGAGTTCATGCAGGCGGCCGGCGCTTATTGGGCCGCCGTCGGTCCGCTCATCCAGCAGGGCGAGATGTCGAAGGAAGTGGCGATTGAAATCTTCGCCGCGAACGCACGCCTGTTCAACCTCGGCAAGTCGGTCGAGGACGTTCTGGAAAAGATGGTGACCGATGCCAAGGCGCAAGCCGGCCAGCCTCCGCCCCCGAGTGCCGAACAACAAAAAGCTCAGGCGGACGCGAAGGCGCGAGAAGCGGACACGGCGGCAAAAGCTGCTGATGCGAAAATCAAGCAGGACGCAGCCGCGCAAGACATGCAGTTCAAGCGCGAAGAGCACGATATGACGATGGCCGAGAAGCGCCTCGACCTTCAGTCGAAGCGTCAGGCCGCGCGCATCGACCAGAACCAGATGCTGCTTGCCAACGGCATCGTACCGCCGCCCGATCCCGAACAGATCGACGGCCAGGCAGTGCTGAAAGAGATGGCTGCGCAGCGCGACATGTTCGGCCAGGCGCTCGCTGCGCTCATCAATGAGCTTTCGAAGCCCAAGCAGATCGTCAGGGACGCGCAAGGCCGTGCCGTGACGGCTGTTCCGATGCAGACCCCGCAACATATCCCAGGAGCCCCGGCAAATGGCTACAACCAGTGAAATCGACGTCGGTATGAACGCCATCGCGCAGCGTTTGTACGATCAGCGCCAGGTGATGCTGAAGGTCAAGCAGAACGCCACGGGCGCCTCTGCTTCTCTCGCGGCTATACCAACCGACTTCGCGGCTGTGATCTCGGCCGTTCAGGCCTTCGGCACGACCGACCCTTACGAGGCAGCGGTGAAGGCAAAGCTTGCGAAGCTCACGACGGAATACAACGCTCTGAAAACCGTCGCCGATGCTGTCGCCGGGGCGAATCTCGGCTGATGACAGCGATTGCCGCAGGCATCGGGCACAATGGCGGCCCACCTCTCGTCGGGTGGGCGCTCAAGCCACGCTTGCACCTGCCGAAATTCGATCCGTGGCGTATCCTGCGACCGCTCAAGATGTTCGACGGGCAGTTCTACCCGGCCCAACGCATTCATATGGGCGGCTACGGGGAAAATCATCTCCCCGTTAAGATAGTCAGGTTGCTCCCGACTACCCCACAAACAGACGTAACTGATCTGGGCTCCTACACGTTCTCAGTCGACATTGGGTCGGCTTACGCGGGTAGGTATTTTGTTGTCGGGGCGCTCAGTCAAGCCGCGGCTTCCGGGTCGCCGCAATGGGCGACATGCTCCATCGCCGGTCAAAGCACTCCTCTATTTCTGACATCTGCTTCAGACCTCAGCGCCGCTATTTTCGGTGGTTACATTCCCTCCGGTTCAGGGTCACAAAGCATTGTTATAGCCAGTGCGGGCGGTGTGTTTACCGCCGCAACGGTTTACGTGTGGGAAGTTCAGAACGTAAAATTCGGACTGACTTTCACCAACACGGCTACACAAGCGACTAGCACGTCAGCCACCATATCGACGACGGTAGATGTGAGGGCCGGTGGTGCGGCTTTCGGCGTGCTGACCGACAATGCTATTGCTCTTACCTATACCTGGACCGGTCTAACGGAGAACAGCGATCCGTCGGCGTCCCACATAGGAACGGTAGCGTCAAAGTCCTTCATTTCGGCTCAGAGTGGGCTTACCGTTTCGGCTGCGCCGTCTGGCAGCACCGTACGACGCCTGCTTGTCGCGGCGGTAAGGTGAGCTAATGAGGATACCCAGCGGCAAAATTGACCAGAACATATACTTCGTGGCTGTTGACAGCTCTGATCTGGTAACCCGCAAGACTGGCCTGACCTTGTTCACGGTCTATCGTAGCCGCAATGGTGGCGCAGCGACCGTCTACACTACGCCGACCATCACCGAACTGTCGGCCGCGAACATGCCCGGCGTCTATTCGCTGCTGATCGACGAGGACACGACCATCGCGTCGACATCAGATGCTGAAGAGCAGGTGTTGCACATCACACAGGCCAGCATGGCTCCGGTGACCCGGGTCATTGAGCTTTTCCGTCGGGACACCACGACGGGTCGTACCGCCACGGTCGACGCGAATGGCCGCGTAGATATTGGAAGCATCGGCGGTACGGCGCAGACTGCCCGTGATATTGGGGCAAGCGTGCTCATTTCGTCCGGCACCGGCACCGGCCAGTTGAGTGTCACGGCCGGCGTTGTGTCAGCGAACACCACGCAGATCGCCGGTTCGGCGGTGAACACAGCCAGCGCGCAGATCGGCGTCAACGTCGTCTCGGCGGCTGGCACGGCATGGAACTCTGGTGCGATCACCAGCAACACCTTCGCGGCCGGCGCGATCACCGCAGCGAAGTTTGCTGCAAACGCCCTCGACGCCGTTTGGTCGACCGCGACCCGGGTGCTGACCGCCGGCACCAATATCGTGCTTGCGAAAGGAACGGGCATCACCGGCTTCAACGATCTGGACGCGCCGGGCGTTCGGACCGCTGTCGGGCTGGCCTCTGCCAATCTCGACACTCAGCTTTCGGCGCTGTCTGGCAACGACACCACCATCAACAACAACGTGCTGGCGGTAAACACCAAGCTCGGCGCGCCCGCTGGCGCATCCGTGTCGGCCGACATCGGTGCGGTGAAAGCGGATACGGGAGCGATCAAGGCCAAGACCGACAACTTGCCGGCTGCACCGGCTGCTGTGGGCGACATCCCGACCGCGAACCAGAACGCTGACGCGCTTCTTGATCGCGCTTCCGGCATCGAGCCCGGCCTGACACCTCGGCAGGGCTTCCGCCTCTGGTCTGCGGCACTGCTCGGCAAGGCGAACGGCCTCGGCAGCGGAACGGCCATCTTCCGCGACACGAACGACACGAAGGACCGTATCAACGCCTCCGTCGACCAGGACGGCAACCGGCTGGCGATCATTCTGGATCCTAGCTGATGTTTGCTGATCGCTATTTCGGCAAGCGCTACTTCGGGAACCGCTACTTCGGCCCGAAAGGCGCCGACCTTGATTCTTTGTTCAAGCCAGGCGGTGGCTATTACCGGAAACCAGTCAAATACGTTCGTGATGGCAAGGTTGTCGACCTCGACGAGCCGCCCACGCCGATCGTCGGAGTGGTCGAGTGGCCGGCCCTGTCGCCCGAGGTTGTCGCGGCCTTGCGCGCCGGCTTCCAGGCACCGCCGATCGCATTGCCCGACGCGGCGGCATTGGAGCGCCGTCTGGGTCGCATGGTCATCGACAGGGAGATGGCTGCCATGCGCGACGATGACGACGCGGTGCTTCTGCTGCTCTGAATTGCAAGCGGCTTAGAATTTCGCACCGACGCCTTGCAACCTGTACCCGCCCGAAAAGCAGGACAGGAAATTGGCCAGGTACGTTTTCCGCGATGGCATCTTCGTCGACCGGCAAACCGGCGTTCCGATGGAAAAGCCGTTCGCCGGGCAGATCGTCATGCCGAACGTCATTTCAGACATCCCGGATTATGCCTCGCCGATCGATGGCCGAATGATCACGTCGCGCTCAGAACGCCGCGATGATCTGAAGCGCAACAACTGCGTCGAATACGAGCCGAGCCTGTCACCGACCAAGGGCAAATTTCGCAATCCCGACTTCTGCAAGAAGCGGGGCCTTCAGGTGTCAGAGGAATTTCGATGAGCGCTGCCGTAGCAGAAAGCCTAGCCAACAACGCCCCACCTGCCGGCGCGCTCGCCGAGGCAGCGAACAACAATGCGACCGCGCCAGTCAACGACGATGCTGCGCTGGAAGCCATCTGGAACAAGAACGAGCGTGACAACGGCGCTGCACGGGACGAAGGCAAATTCTCGAGCCCGACCGCTGACAAGAAGCCGGCGGCGCAAGCCGACGCCGGCAAGCAATCGCCCGAGGGCGGTGGCGGAGAGGAACAGGCCGGCGAAAGTCTGACGCCTGGCGCCGAGCAGGTTCCTCTCCCGGCCAACTGGCAGGGCATCAAGGGCGGCGTCGCCGACAACGTCAAGCAGGCGTGGCAGAAGGCCCCAGCCGAGTTGCGCAGCTTTGTTTCGGCACGCGAGCAGGAGCTTCAGCAGCGCCTGTCCGACCAGGGCAGGCAGGCGTCCGCCTACAAGCCAATCCAAGACATTCTCGACCGCAACGGCAAGTACTTCGATCCGGGCACGGGCAAGAAGGGCGCCGACGGCAAGGTGATCACGCCGGCACAGGCGATCGAGTATCTTTTCAACGTCCAGCAGAGCATGGATCAGGCCCCGGTCGAGACAGTGATGAACATCGTCGACCGCTACGGCATCCGCGACAAGATTGCGGCTGTCTTCGGCCAGACCGTCCAGCAGGGCGAAAATGAATTGCGGCAGGAAATCGCCGGGTTGAAGCAGATGCTCGCATCTGTTCACAACTCCGCGAATATCGACGACCGCATAAACCAGCGCTTTCAGGAGCGCGACGCGACGACCGCCGCCAATGAAGAGTTAAGCCGCTTGTCAGCCGACAAGCCGCTTTACTCCGAAATCCCTGAAAAGCGCATGGTGTCCTTCATCAATGATGCATGGGACCGGCTTGGAGCCACCGCCTCGAAAGAGGCCGTGTTCAACCTGGCCTATGACATGGCAGTCAACGCCGATCCCGATCTACGGGCCAAGGCAGCCGCCGCGAAAACGGCCGCTCCCAAGGATGCCGGAAAGGTCGATGCGGCCAAGCGCGCCAACTCCGTCAACATCCCCTCAACAGCGTCGGGCAAGGCTCGGGTTCTCACGGAAGATGAAGAACTGGCCGCTGTCTACGACCGGAACCACAAAGGATAATAGCGATGGCTGGTCCGTCGACTACTTTCACTGAAATGGTTTCCACCACCCTTCGCAACAGCGCGACGGAAGTGGCGGACAACGTTTCGAAGAACAACGCCTTCCTCAACCGGTTGAAGAAGAAGAACAAGATCCGCAACCTCGACGGCGGCACCGAAATTCAGGTGCAGCTCGAATACGCGGAAAACAGCACCTATCAGCGTTATGCCGGCCTCGACACGCTGAACACGAACGGCTCTGACGTCGTCACCTCCGCAAAGTACGATTGGGCGCAGGTTGCGCTGCATGTCGTGTCGAGCGGCAAGGAGCTTCGCCAGAATTCCGGCAAGTTCGCGATGATCAACCTGGTGAAAACCAAGAAGAACAACGCGCTCAAGACGGCGGCCAACAATTTCTCAGTCGACCTCTATTCCGACGGTTCGCTGTCGAACCAGATCGGCGGCCTGGCCAACATCCTGCAGACCAACGGTCAGGGCATCGTCGGCGGTATCGATTCCGCGACGTGGACCTTCTGGCGCAACAAGTTCCGCGAGGCCACCGGCACCAACCTTGCCGCGTCGCCTTCTGCGGCCAACGCTGCGACCTTCAAGGCCGACATGAACGCGATGTGGTTGACACTCAACCGCGGCGCCGACAAGCCGGACCTGATCACCTTCAGCCACGACTTCTACTCGCTGTACGAAACCGGCGAGCAGCAGCTTCAGCGGTACATGGACGCTGACATGGCTCAGTCCGGTTTCATCGGCCTGAAGTACAAGACCGCCGACGTGATTTTCGACGACAACACGAATTTCACGACCACGGCCGAGAAGGGCTACTTCCTCAACTCCGACTACCTCTACGTCGACCAGCACAAGGAGGCGCAGTGGACGCAGGACGACGAGAAGAAGCCCGTCAACCAGGATGCGGTTGTGATTCCCTTCTACTGGATGGGCAACCTCGTCTGCTCGAACCGCTCGCTTCAGGGCGTGATTTTCGACGCGGCATAAGGAGCAAGAACGATGACCTCTTTTGTTGGTATCGACGTCACCAAGACGTACACCGTCGCGCAGTTGACCGGCACGGAATCCGGCAAGGCTCCGAAGGTCGGGGATCGCTACGAATCCTACGACAACAAGACCTACCGGTTTGTGAAGTACAACCAGGGCGCCGGCGCAATCGCCGCCGTCGCCAACAACGTCGTCGGCTTCTATGCCCCCGGCGGCGTCTCGACTGGCGTCTTTAACGAAGTGACTTCGGACGTGTCGGACACCGCTGGCCTTGGCGCTGGCGTTCTTGCCGGCACCCCCGGCAACGGCGAATACGGCTGGATACAGGTCCAGGGGCCGGCGACGCTGAACACGGCGCTTGTCTCGGGCGCTTCCGGGCAACCGCTCGTGCTCTCGACGACTACTGACGGCACCTTGAAAGTGGCCGGCGCAGTCACCGATCCCGTGGTTGCCTACGCGGTCCTCGCTGCGTCGAAGATTGTCATGTGCGCATTCCCTAGCTGATCGATATGGGCGGGCCTTCAAGCGGCGGCCCGCCTCCCTTTCACTGTGAAGAAGGAAGTCAAACATGGCCGACAAGTCCGACAAGACCGAAGCCGCTGCCGAGCCGGTGCCAGTCGATACCCAGACCGGCATCTTCCCCGAATTCCGCCGTCTCTGGAACGGTGGCGAGCATCGCCGGGCCGTTGAATTGGCCCAGGCTGCTGGGAAGCTTTCCGAAGCCGAATGGGCAGCGCTGCTCGCCGAGTTCCCCGGCATCGTCGATGTGGTCAACCAGTAGGGCGCCGCTGGCGCCCACAATGTTTCAGGAGCCGAACAAATGAGCGAAGCGCAGCCCCTCATCCGCGTGATCGGGTTCAAGACAAGCTACGAGAAACTGCCGGTCAAGGGCGACCCGGTGAAGGAGAAATGCGACGTCAAGGGCTACAGGCTCGACGCCAGCAACCGGCGCGGCGCATCCTTGAGCTTCAGCCCGAGGATTGGGTGACGTATTCGCCATCGCATTCGCCGCTGAACACCCGCACCACGGAGCGCGTCCGCCATCTGCTGCCGGACCCGTCGCTGATGGGCGAGGACCAGGACGGCGAGAAGCTGCGCTTCATGACGGCGCGCTGGAACCAAATCGAACCGGCTTACGAGGCCTTCAAGGCGGGCCGTGAAATCCCGCTCAACGGCACGGCGCTTGCCGCCTGGTCGGGCGTCACACCGGAGCAGGCGGAGGTTCTGCGCACCGCCGGCATCCGCACGGTCGAGGAAGTCCGCGATCTGCCCGACGGTCAGCTTGACCGCGTGCGCCTGCCGAACATGCGGGATCTGCGCAAGCAGGCCGGCCTGTTCCTCGCTAATTCGGACGCCGCCAAGGCCGCCGAGCGTGAAGCCGCCAAGGACGCGCAGATTGCCGAGCTGGTCGAGCGTCAGGCCGCGATGGAAGCCATGATCGAGGAACTGACCAAGCCGAAGGGCAAGGCCAAGGACGCTGCCTGATGTCGATCCTCGACGTGGTCAAAGGCGCCGCGACAGTGCTCGGCATGGATGTGCCGAGCCTGCTTTATGGCGCGACCAGTCGAGAGATGGTCGAGATGCAGGAACTAGCCAACGTCATGGCTTCCGAAATCGCGGATGCCCATGACTGGCAGAAGCTGCTGATACTGAAGACGCTCACCGGCGGCGTGGCCGATGCGTTCGACTTGCCGACCGACTTCCGCCGGATGCAGAAAACCTCGTCCCTCTGGTCGTCGCGCTGGCAGTGGGCGACCGAACACCTGACCAGCCCCGACCAGTGGCTTGAGCTTCAGGTGACACCGATCGCCACGGTGAACGGCTACTGGATTATCTACGGCGATCAGTTCCACCAGTGGCCTGTCATGGCCAGCGGCGAGACGGTCAAGTTCTTCTACGTGTCGAACCAGCTCGTCGCCGCCAGCGACACGTCGAAGAAGACGCTTTTCACGGAAGACGCCGACAGCTTCAGGCTTTCTGAGGAACTGCTGAAGAAGGCGATCATCGCTCGCTGGAAACAGAACAAGGGGCAGGCCTACGAGCAGGACTTCGACGATTACCAGGACTTGCTCCTGCGTCTGATCGACACCGACAGCGGTTCGAAGCCTGTCGTTTCCGGCCAGCCTCCTGTCAGTTGGCGCGGCCGGCGCGTCGCGTGGCCTGGCACGGTCACAGGTGCAGCGTGAGGTACGAGCGTTTCCCCGATCGCCGGAAAGCCGCTCCGGCTCCGGCGCGGGCCATCGCGCAGCCCTACACATTCGGCGCGCCCGTCGCCGGATGGGTCACCAATCAGAGCCTTGTGAAGTCCAAGCCGTTTTCGGCGCAGACGCTTGAAAACTGGCTTCCGACCTCGACCGGCATCGTCATGCGCGGCGGATCGGTCAAGCGCGCCACGCTCGGCGCCAATCCGGTCGAAAGCTTCATCACCTACAATGCCGGCGGCACGAAGAAGATTTGGGCCTGTGACGCCCCGACCATCCGCGATGTCACGTCGCCGGCTGATCCGAACACGCCACCCGCAGCTTCGGTTACCGGCCAAACCTCTGGCTATTATTCGTACGTCAATTTCACGACGTCGGGCGGCTCATTCGTGGTCGCGGTCAACGGTACCGACTTCCTGCAGCTCTACAGCACGACGTTCGACTGGACGGCGGTGAACAGCCTGGCCACCTACCGGCTGAACTTCGACGCGCAGACGGTGAACTTCACCAGCGGCGGCACTGTGACGGGCGGCACCAGCGGCGCGGTCGCGACCATCGTCAAGAACGTCGATAACGGCGCGACCGGCTCGCTGATGATCCAGTCGATTACCGGCACCTTCGTCGACAACGAAATCATCACGGGCGGCGCTGGCGGATCTGCCACGGCGAACATCCCGGGCGGGGTGGTGCAGGTATCGGCTGCCATTACCGGCGTTGCGACAAGCGCGCTGTCTCACGTGTGGCTCTACCGGAACCGCCTGTTCTTCATCCAGGGCGGCACGATGAAGGCCAGCTATCTGCCGGTCGATTCCGTCACGGGCGCGCTCGGCACCGTCAACCTGTCCGGCGTCTTCCAGCGCGGGGGCTCCCTGCTCTTCGGCGGTACGTGGTCTCTCGATGCTGGCGATGGCATCGACGACAAATGCGTGTTCATCACGACCGAAGGCGAGGCTGCGATTTATGAGGGCAGCAACCCGGCTGGCTCGACCGCGGCCGAGTGGAACCTTGTCGGCCGCTACGACCTCACAACACCGATGGGCAAACGAGCCACGATGCGCGCTGGCGGTGACCTGATCGTTGCCACCAAGGAAGGCATGGTTCCGATTTCGGCCGCGATCAACAAGGATGCCGCTGCGCTGTCGCTGGCTGCCATCTCGCGCAACATCGAGCCGGACTGGAAGCGGGAAGCCCTGCGGCGCATTTCGCTGCCGTGGGAAGTCATCAAGTGGCCGGACATGAACTATGCCATCGTCTCGCTGCCAATCGCGGCCGCGGGGCAAGAAGCCTGGTCGTTCGTCGTCAATCTCGAAACCGGCGCCTGGTGCAAGTTCGTCGGATGGGCGACCCGCTGCATCGAACTGCACGACAATCGCCTGTTCTTCGGAAGGAATGACGGCACCGTTTTCGAAGCCGAAATCACCGGCAACGATGACAGCCAGCCGATCTATTACACCTATGTCGGTAATCCCGATCATATGAAGACGCTTGGCCGGCTGAAGACGGTGCACCAGGCGCGCGCCACCTTCCTGGCCTCGACGCCGTTCAACCCGAAAATCTCGTTTTCGGTCAACTACACGGTCACCTTGCCGACGGCCCCGGACGCGGCAGATGGTGGCAGGGTCGACCTTTGGGATTCCGGCCAGTGGGACGTCGCCCTGTGGGATCAGGCAGCTCCACAGGCGACGGTGAGCGGCGGCCAATGGATTTCGATCGGCAAGACCGGCTACGTCATGCAGCCCCAATTGCAGGTCACCGGCTTTCTCAACAGCCGTCCGGACGTCGAATTCGTGCAGCTCGACACCACCTTTGAGAATGGCGGGGTGGTCGTATGAGCTACGACATCGCCATCGAGAACTTCAACGAAGCCTGGCCGGAACTCGAGCCGCTTTGCCGTGACCATTACGGCGAGATGCAGGCCCGCTTGGCGGCGGAGGGCATGACGATCGGCGACTTCAAGCCGCGCCTGAACGTCTACGGCTCGGCCAGTCATCTGCTTTGCTTTGTGGTCAGGATCGAGGGCGAGGCCGTCGGCTATGCCTTCATCTGGCTCACGCAGGACATGCACAACAGCGAACCCATCGCCATGGAGGATACCATCTACATGCGGCCGGATCACCGGAACGGCATCGGACGCCGTTTCACCAGGCACATCCTGGCCGAACTCAAAGCGCGCGGCTGCGTCAGGGCGCACGTGACCATCGCCACTGATCTACGCGTTGCTAAGATGTGCGAGCGCGTGGGCTTCAAGCGGTCGGCAATTGCCATGACGTATTTCCTGTAGGAGCCCAGAATGTGCGCGCCATCGCCTCCCGAACCTCCAGATCCCAAAGAGACCTCTGCGGCCTCGACCGCCACGAATGTCGGCACCGCGATTGCGAATGCCAATCTCGGCAACGTCAATCAGGTCACGCCTGACGGTTCGCTGACCTATAAGCAGACCGGCACCTATAAGTGGAACGACCCCTATACGGGCAAGTCCTACGATATCCCGACATACACGGCGACGCAGACGCTATCGGACACCAGCCAGGCGATCAAGGATCAGACCGACCAGGCCAAGCTCAACCTCGGTGAGCTGGCGGCCGGACAGTCGTCATTCCTGAAGGATTGGCTGGCCAAGCCGGTCGACCTGTCGAATGATGCGACTGAGGCCAGGTTGATGGACCTTGGCATGAAGCGGCTTCAGCCGGCGCTTGACGCACGCCGCGCGTCGAATGAGGCGGACCTGATCAACCGTGGCATCCGCCCCGGTTCGGACGCCTACGCCCAAGCGCAGAGCCTCGAAAACCAGGGGGAGAACGACGCTTACAACCAGCTCTTGCTCACGGGCCGCGGCCAGGCGGTACAGGAAGCGCTGGCGCAGAACTCGGCGCCGATCAACAACCTGACCGCGCTGCTGTCTGGTTCGCAAGTGAGCCAGCCAAATTTCGTCAACGCGAACATGCCGACCATCCCGACAACTGACGTCGCTGGCCTCATCAACACCAACTACAACCAGAAGCTCCAAAACTGGCAGACGCAGGCGTCCAACAGCAGCGACCTGTTCGGCGGGCTGTTCGGCCTTGGCGCGAACCTGATCAAGTATTCCGACCGCCGCGTGAAAATGAACATCCGCCGCGTCGGCGAGTTCGCCAACGGCCTTGCGAAATACGCCTTCGAATACGTCTGGGGCGGCGGTGAGCAGATCGGCGTCATGGCCGATGAGGTGCGCGCGTTCCGGCCGCACGCCGTCATCAACATCGGCGGCGTCGATGCTGTCGACTACGGGGAGGCCTTGGCATGACCGCGCAGCCTTCATTCATCTTCGGCGGCGATACTGGTGTGCGGACGCCAGAAGACCTGGCACGCCTGCGGGCGATTGCCGACGCACTTGCCCGGCCGGCCGCACCGCGCACGATCGGCCAGGGCCTGAATGCGCTTGGCGAGGCGATCGGCTACCGCATGGCGGACAATCGGGCGACGCAGGCCGAGCACGACTGGCGGAAGGGTGGCGACAGCGTGTTTTCGGCGCTCTTCGGCGGCGGCTCGCCGGCCTCGGCCACGACGACGTCGGCGGGCAGCAGCGCGGTTGCCTCTGCTCTTGGCGGCGGCTTGATGGGCAGCGCGCCGGACCTGTCCAAGAACGACATCTACAACGGCTTCATGGACACGGTGAAAACCAAGGTCACCAATCCGAACGCCTTGGCCGCAATTGCCGCGACCGGTAACGCCGAAAGCAGCTTTTCGCCGAAGAGGGCTTTCAGCTCATGGTCGGACCCGAGCGAAAGCGGACAGGCTGGCACGGCCGGCGGTATCCTGTCTTGGCGCGGCCCACGCTTTGAGGCGATGCGCGCCTTTGCCGGCAGCAACGGCGGCGATGCAAATGCTCCGTCGCCGCAGCTTCAGGCGCAATATTTCCTTCAGGAAGACCCTGGCCTGGTCGACGCGCTGAACGCTGCGAAGTCGCCCGAGGAAGCGCAGCGCCTCATGAACAATGCCTGGAAGTTCGCGGGCTACAATCGCCCCGGTGGCGAGGCCGCGCGGCGCATTTCCATGGCAAATTCCTTCGCATCGCAGTTCTCCGGCTCGGATGCCGCCCCGGTACAGGTGGCGAGCCTTGAGCCGGGCGCCGGTGTGTCGGCGGCGCTGAACAAGCGACCGCTACCCCAGGAGTACGCTAGCAAGGGCGTCTCGCAAGACCAGTGGGACAAGATGAATGCGCCGGACAGCCCGGCGGTGGTTGCTCAGCCGATCCAGTCGCCGCGGGCCGCCGCGCCGGCGCCTGCCGCTCAGACGGCACAGGTGGCGCCCACGCAAGTCGCTGGCGGCCCGAGCGTGCAGCAGCTCTTGCAGGCCTCGCAGGATCCGCGCCTGTCCGAGCAGCAGCGCGGCGTCGTCAACCTGATGCTGAAGCAGAAGCTTGACGAGGCCAACCCGGCTAACCAGCTCGAACTGGAAAAGAACCGGCTGGAAGTCGAGAAGCTGCGCAACCCCCAGATCGAGCCGGGCGATAAGGCGCGCCTCGACCTCGATCGGGAGAAGTTCGCGGCTGAAAAGAACAAGCCGATCGAGGTGGGCGGCGTCCTGGTCGACCCGAACACGCATGAGCCAGTTTATACCGGCCAGCAAACCGATTGGGAAAAGCTCGACGAGCGCACGCTGTACAACAAGCGTACGGGCGAAACGCGAGCCGTCAGCATCGGCGGCGCAAATGCGGGCCAATTCCGTTTCACCGGCAACTCTGTGGAGGCTCAGGCGCTCAACGGCCTGATGGACGGTGGTGGCCTCACCGTTGAGCAGGCCCAGCAGCTCGCCGCCGGTAAGACGATCAGCGGCCCGAACGGCGAACTGCTGTTCCTGACGCCGCAGGGCGTGTTTGGACAGGCTTCCGCTGGCGGTCCGGCAACGCCGGTCACGCCACCGAAGGCTGCTGCACCGGCTCCCGCGCCAGCGCCGCCACCGCAGGCCGCTCCTGCACCGAACGCAGCGCCGGCCACTCAACCGCAGCCGAGCCCGACGCCGGCCAGCCCGCGCGCGGACAGCGCCGGCATCCTGCCGTTGACCGCGCCGAAGTCGAAGCCGCCGAACGAGCAACAGCAGCGCGACAACAAGCTGTATTCCGTCGTGGCGCCCGAGCTGCAGATTGTCGAACAGAACTTCGCGGCCCTGTCCAATCCATCGGACCAGGCCTTGTCGGCGATCCCGCACGGTTCCGACTATGGCGCCGAGTACCTGAAATCGCCCGAGTATCAGCGGGCGTCGAACTCGCTGCGCACCATCATCGCGTCCTACCTCTACAGCGTGTCCGGCGCGACGGCGGCACCGGCCGAAGTCGAGAACCAGGCGGCCATCCTGACGCCCAAGCCCGGCGAGGCGAAGGCATCCCTCGACGACAAGCTGGCGCGCATCCGGCAGATGGTCGACGCGATCAAAACTGGCGGTTCAGGCACCGTTGCTGCCCCGGCCGGCACGGGCGGCGGCACGACGAGCAAAGGCCTCCAGTGGAGCATTGAACCCTGATGGCTACGCTCAACATCCAAGGCCGCAAGGTGCAGGTCGACGACACCTTTCTGTCGATGACGCCGGAGCAGCAGAACGCGGCGGTCGACGAAATCGCCAAGTCGCTGCCGCCGATCGCTGACCAAAGCACGCCAGCGGCCGACCTTGCCGGCGAGCGCGCTCAGGCCGGCATTGCGCTTGCGCAGAAGATGCGAGCGATGTCACCGGAGGAAAAGCGCGCCGCCGTTGGCATCGACCCAACCACTCTCCAGCCTGCCGGCGTTCCGGCTTATGCGCCTGGATCTGCTGGCTACAACGCACTGACCGGCAATATTGAGGGCGATGATGCTGTAAGCAAAATTCGAACTGCGTCGGGTGGTGTTTTGGAAGGCATCCCGATTCTGGGTCCTATGATTAGGGCCGGCGTAGACCGCGCCGCAGCCACGACCATCGCCGGAATGTCTGATGAGACCTACGACCAGGTTCTTAAGCGGATTCAGGCTGGGACTCTCGCCGAAAAGTCAATGAACCCTAAGCTTGACCAGGCGTCGCAGATCACCGGCGCCGTTGCAGGAACCATCCCTGCTATGGCGGCTGCGCCTGAAATGTTCGGCATCGGTTTGGCGTCGAAGCCGCTGACATATGCCGCCAGTATCGGGTCAGGCGCTGCCATCAATGGCGCCGACGCGGCAGTACGGTCGGGCGGGGATGCAAGGGAGACTATAAAGGGCGGATTGATTGGAGGCGGTCTAGGATTGGCCGCGCCGATAATCGCTCCACTCATCGGCAAAGGCGTCAAAGCGGTCGCGGATAACGTGCAGCTTAGCTCTATCGCCAAGGCGCTCGGGTTGGACAAGAGCGCCACCAAGGCTTTGGCGAACGCCGTCAGGCAAGATGCCGTCGAGCCCGGCGCACTGTCGCAACTCGGCGACGACGCCATGTTGATGGATCTCGGCCCGAACTTGCGGCACACGGCCGGCGCCATCGCGGCAACGCCGGGAGAAGGCAAGGCCATTGTGCGCGGCGCGATCGGCGCGCGCGACGCCGATGCCAATTGGCGTATCCGTTCGAGCTTGAACGATACGCTTGGCGAGGCACCTACGCCGTCACGCATCATCGACCGGGCGACCCGCAACCAGCAATACCTTCAGCCGGAATACCGGGAAGCGTTGCGCGATGCCTCCCCGATTGATGCCGCGCCGATCGCCCGCTACCTTGATGCCGAGGCTCAGACACTTCGGGGCGAAGCTCAGCGCGGCATCCAGCGCGTTCGGACGATGCTGGACTATGTTCCGACCGGTGAAGAGATTGCGCGCGCTCGCGCGACTGGCCAACCGGTTCCTGGCGGGCTGATCCATGACGCTGGCACGCTGCTGAACGCGCGGCAGGCCGTTGACGATCTGTTGGAAACGGCACAGGGCAGCAACCACCTGAACGCGCTTCAGACAGCACGCCAGGCGATTGACGACGAGTTGGCGGCCAAGGTGCCAAACATCAAGCAGGTCGACGCCAAATATGCCGAACTGGCTCGGCAGAAAGAGGCCGTTCAGCGGGGCCAGTCAGTGCTTTCGAGTGGTCGAGAAGCACCGCGGCCCGACGAACTCACCGAAGAGTTCAGGCAAGGCGCGCTACCCCAAGGTATGCAAGTCGGTCCGTCGGCCGTACCGTTGCGCCTTCGCGAGGGCGCCCGTGCCGAGATTGAGCGCATCGTTGGCACCAACGCGAACGACCGCGTTGCCCTGCAGCGTCTGATCAAGGGGGAGGGGGACTGGAACCGTGCGCGGCTTTCCACTCTGTTCGGTGACGACAAGGCCAAGGCTATCATCGATCTGCTCGACCGGGAAAAGCTCTTCGCCGACACGTCGAATATCGTCACGCGAAATTCAGAGACGGCCGCGCGCATTGCAGCCAGGGACGCCATCGAAGGCGGGGGCAGTTCCGGTTTCGGTGTACGCGAAGGATTCATTGCAGGCGGCGCCCGCGGTGCGGCCCGCGCGGCAGGAACCCGCGCTGTAGAGAGCGTAATCGATGCGCTGCGCAACGGCGGGAACGAGAAAGCGATCATGGACATGGCGCGCAGCCTGACAGGTGGCCCGCAGCAGAGCGCCGTGCTCGATGCGCTTATGAGAGCAGGCCAGGGCTCGCGGCTGCAGCAGTCACAGGTCGATCGTGTGGCGCGCGCCTTGCTGCTCGGCGGACCCACTGCCGTCAACCGCCCTTGAGCGCCGTTCCTTGCGGTCTTCGTAAATCCAGACCAGTAGTACCAAGAACATGCCGACCATCACGCCGACCATAAAATCTGTCGACGCCTTGCTCAGAAACCAGTCCAGGCCTTGGTGCAGCACAGCCAGCACGGCGATGGTGATCACCGCTGCGATGAGCTGAAGGGCCGTGGTGCGCGACATAGGCGGGGAACATAATGCGAAACCCGGTCGAGGAAAAGGGAGCGCCTTCCCCCGAAAAGACCAGCGGCCGACGCATACTGTTGGGGGGGTGGGGTACATGAAAACGTCGGCCGCCAGCTTTGGCGGGGGCGCGTCGTCAAAGACGCGCTGTGAGGTTCAGGCGAGATTGGATCGCCTTCAATTAGATTGCCCGCTCATAGTGAACAAGCGGTTACTTTCCACAGGCTCAGTCGCTGTATACGTTGGCGGCATGCCTGCAGAGCGTTACGAAATCGAAAGCTGTCCCGACGGCACCTGGTCGGTGATCGACGTTGACACCGGCCTTCCATACGAAACCGGAGGCCTTGTACTTGAAGGCTTGGACTTCGAGATGGCGGACGAATTGGCTTGGTTCTTGAACAACATGGATCGCCAGAGAAAGCGCCCGCACTAGTCTGGCTTATCGATAAGCGGCGCCCTTTACGCGTCCATCTCAAGCGGTTCGTGGCTCGGCCGTAGGAACCGGAAGGCGTTGAACGGCTTGAGTCCCGGTTCGGAGTAGCGAGTGCATGCGTAACGCGCCTGTGCGCCTGAAGTTCATCAAGCCGATGGAGCCCGAGCTTGTAGAGCAGCCGCCGGCTGGCGATGGATGGTCGCACGAGGTGAAATTCGACGGATACCGTACGCAGGTCCTCAAAGACGCGGATGGCGTCCGGCTCTACACGAAAACCGGGATCGACTGGACGGCCAAATATCGGCCGATCGGAGCCGAAGCGGCGAAGCTGACGGCCGAGAGCTTCATTATCGAAGGTGAGATGATCGTCACCGACGAAGCCGGCCTATCCGACTTCCACGCGCTCCGTTCCGCCATCACCAGGCGCCCGCAAGACTTGTACCTGGTGGCCTTCGACCTTCTACACCTGAACGGCCACGACTTGAGAGACATGCCGCTGAAGGACCGGCGCGACATCCTCCAGGCTCTCATTCCGGAAGGCGGTCATATCCAGTTCAGCGAGGCGCTGCCGGGCGCTGGAGATGCCGTCTATCATTTGGCTTGCGAAGCGAACCTTGAGGGCATCGTCTCCAAGCGGCTGGACAGCATCTACCGCAGCGGCAACACGATGAGCTGGCGCAAAATCAAGTGCTATGCCGAAGCCGAAATGGAAATCATCGGCGTGAAGCGCGAGACCGGGAAGCCGGCCATGGTGCTGATGGCGGACAAGGGCCGATATATGGGCGGCGCCTTCGTCACCTTCAAAGCCGAGAAACGGCAGGCCCTGTGGGATCGCATTCAGGGCAAGGCAGGCGCTCCGCCACCGAAGGGACTGGCGAAGGAAAAGGCGGAATGGTTGAAGCCCGGCTTAGTCGGCCGGGTGAAATTCCTGAAAGGCGAGGAGAAGCTTCGTCATGCTTCCCTGAAGGACTTCCGGGAAGAGTAGAGGGGGACTCATTCGAAATACTCGGAGATGATCACATAGCCAGCCGGGACTGGCAGTCTCACCTCATCCATATATTCACGGTTGATCACTTCGCGCTCCGGCTGCCAGATCACGTTCAGCACACGGCCGCCATTGTCGGCAATTTCGGATAGCTTCAGATGGAGAACCGACGCATCATCTGGACACGTCTCTACACCGTAACGCAATGGCATTTCGTGGCTCCCATTTAAGCGGTTCCATCCACCGCGCTTTCCTCGTCTAACGCGTACGGGACAGGAAGATAGGCATTGGCAACAAGCCAATCGCTCAGGATGGTTCGAATAAGGTCGGGCTTCGTCAGCCCCATCTCATCCGCAAGACCCGACAGAGATTCCTCGACCTTCGGATCGAGCACAAGGCCCGTGACGTTCCTGAGCATAAGAGCAGCCCTCCGGAGCACAACCTGAAGATCCGCCCGGGAGATTTCGGCAATCTGACTGGCCGCGCCTTCGAGTTCGCTGGCAATGTCATGACGGATATGTTCAGCTCCCCGTTAAAGGTATCGCTCGCCCTCAGCCCGATGTTCAAAGCAGAAGCAGTGCGGCGCCTGCTTCGGCTTGGCGAAACCCCAACCGGCATCTTTGCCGCAGCCGTCGTGCTCGCACACGTGGTGCTGCACGCCGGCCGGGGTGGAGTATTCGGGCTTGGGCAATCTGATTTCGTCGCTCACGGGCAATAGTGAACGAAATGAGAACAAAAGAGTCAAGCACCCCTTGACCGGACAGGAATATGTTCTCAATTCGAATGCATGCCCGAGCAACCAGAGAAGTGGCCGAGAGGCGCCGCCTGGACCCTGACGCATGCCCATGACGCAGGGCAAGTGGCTGGCATCCGCTGCGCCCGCTGCAACGTTACTCGCTACTACAAGCCGGCTGAGCTGCGGGAGGTTATCGGCAACGTCACGATCGACGATGTCAGGGACAAGGTGCGATGCCAGCAATGCAAGAGCCGGGAGTGGATGAGCGCGCAGCTATTCCATCCGACCGGGGAGCAGGCCCACACCATCCGCTTTCGGCGCTTGGTGCAGATCCGTTGGGAGAAGCGGGTGATCTGGCGGGATGAGTAGGGGCGCTGAATGGTGTTTTCTTGCCTGCGGAAACTTGATCTGCGTAGCGAGGCAATCCCCTCAATTTACCCGAACTCAAACAAACCCTTGAAATACCCCGTTCGCAGGTTCTTACTCGGAGTGGGTGTGGTGGGGTCTGTCAGATCGTGCGAATAGTTTCTCTAGCTCTGGCAGTTGGGTCGATTGTCGCGGCAGCGACATGTCGGGTTGCTGCTCTTGAGTACACTCCGGTGTCCTCCCCAGGTGAGCAGCCACTCCTTTTGGTCTCCGGAGAATTTGGCGTCGGCGAACCGCTGGCGGCCTTCAGCAATGCCGTTGTGAGCAGTGGGGCCAGGGTCATCGTATTCGACTCTCCAGGTGGCAACGTCGGCACGGCAATACAGTTGGGACGCATGATCCGTGCGGCGGGCTTGGACACCCTTCAGGTTCGCCGGCTGCAGTGCGCCTCAGCTTGCTCGCTGGCCTTCCTAGGTGGCGTCCGCCGGGTTGCGGAGACCGGTTCTATCGGCGTTCATAGGGCATCCTTCGATACGAATAGCGGCATGTCCGCTGATGAAGCGGTGGCTCAAATCCAAGCCGGAACTGCGCAGGTCATGGCCTACATGACGGAAATGGGAGTTGATCCCAAGCTCATGCAAGTAGCCTTGAGCTACGACAGGTCCGACATGAGGTACCTATCGGCCAGCGAAATGGCGGAACTGCGGGTGACCAATGTAGCAGTGAGCCCACCGCCGGTAGATACGTCCCAGTTGCCGCCGAGGTCCAATCCTGCGCCCAAGAAAAGCACCACATCGCAAAAGCCCCAGAACCCAGCGCCGGTCGTCCATGCCAAGCCGAGTCGCGAACAACGCGAGGCATCCGATCCAACACCGGCGCCGAAATCAAGTACGGCGGCGCGAAAGTCCCGATACCGCACCTGCACCGGCGTTGATGGCACTTTCCAGGTTCCCGCATCCCAGAGATGTCCCCTGAGCGGCTACGCGCATTATTGAAGTGCGTCGTTGGCTCATGCAAAAGGGGCAAGGATCCGCAGTCACCGGGTCGAGCGCTTTTTGCCGGTGCTCTTCGCCGGCTTTGCCGCGGGCTTCCGGCCGAGCCCGCTCGACTTCGCCAGCACAGATCTTTGGGCCGCGTAGTTGGGCGCCACCATCGGATAGTCCGACTTCAATCCCCACTTGGCCCGGTACTCGTCCGGTGTCAGTCCGAAATGCACACCAAGATGCCGCTTCAGCGATTTGAATTTCTTCCCGTCCTCCAGGCAGATGATGTAGTCGGGGAACACCGATCGCTTTGGGTTGACGGCGGGCTCCTGCTTCGGTTGTGCGGCTGCGACAGGATGGCCAATGCCGGACAGCGACGAATGAATGGAAGCAATGAGGTCGGCCAATCCGGCGACGGGGAGGGGATTGTTGCTCACATATGCAGAGACAATATCCGCTGTCAGGCCAACAAGATCGGCCGTCTGGGTTTCTCTTTCTTCGCTCAAATGTTCACTCCTAGGATATCAGCACCCCGCGCTGCCGTTGTGTATCCCCATTTTGATTAATGTGGAGCAAATATCGCTAGGCGATGAGACTTTGTCGATCAAGTGTCGGAAGGGCAATTGATCGAAACGCAGCGCGCAATTGTTGAGCGCGCGCAACCCGCTCGAAGGCTACAGAGAGAAGACGGAATCCCTGGAAGTAAGAGTGTCAATCCGTCGGAGATCGGTGCCAGCGATCGGCGCGTCTAAGGACAGCACCTTGAACGTGTCATAGTCGCGATTGTAGCGGCGTAGGTACTCTTGGACCTTGGCGCGGATCTGATCGAGCAAAAGCGTACCCTCAAGCACGGCCAGCATCATCTCTCCAGCAATTTCATCCTTGATGAAGCGTGGCAGGGCTGGCGAGATGGCAGCATTGACCGCTCGCATAAGACCTTCCGGGGAGTGGTTGGCTGTGCTCACCGAGATGAGGCGAAGGCGCTTGGCTAGAAGCCTCTCCCGGTGAACTTCCAAGTAGTACCGCCTGTTGTAAGCGAGAAGCTTCTCTCGATTTTCCCTCCTATACCGAGCGAGCCTTACCTTCACGTCTTCACGGTGCTTCTCGCGATAGCGCCTTTGGGCGGCCCGGTCCTTGTCACCGTAGCCCTGGCGCTTTCTTGCGTTGATCTCATCCCGATGCTTGGCGACATACGCCCTCTGATTTATCTTGTTGCGCTCTCGCTCCTTGTCCGGATTTTGAGCTCGATAGGCCCTATTTCGCTCTCGCACTTTCTCGGGATTCCGGGCCCGATAGGTGGCTTGGTCGCGCCGCTTTCTAGCTCTCTTCAGGGCAAGGCGTTCGGCTTCATCATCATCCATGGCTCTCTCCTACGAGAGCCCTCCGCCGCACGGCTAGGATGCCTGAGTCGCGCCTTTGACGTAACGTTTGCTTCGCCAGTCGAACACCACGCCGGCCGGGACCTGAAAAGCCCGCGCCGGCTTTTCCTTTTTGGCGCCGGCATCGGCCTGACGCTTCGCCTTCGCGATCCGAGGAAGATCCTGCTCGGCCGTCTTCTTCAGCGCACAGGCTGCGTGCGCCGGGCCGCAGTTGCTGTTGACGTCTGGCCCTAGCAGCCCGAGCGCGCGCTTGTGCTCGATGATCCACTGGTCGTTGTGACGATGGATCGGCTCGCCGCATATGCAGCAAGGCGCGACGTTGTTGCTGGTGCAGTTCTCGGAAAAGATATGGTGCCGCCGCTTCGGCGACATTGGCTGGCGTGGCGTGGGTTCGATCATTTCACTAGCTCGCGAATAAGTGCTTCGGCACCTTCGCTGACTTGCTTCAACGGATTTGCCTTGCAGTAGTTAGTCATCCAAAGCTCTAAGGCATCCGCATCGGTCCTCCGAAGTGCCTCGTCCAGATGCCAGCGTTGTTGACGGGTCTCTGTCGTGTTAACGGCTGAGACGTAGCCGAGTATCCAGCTCAGGTAGCCAAGGCGCATTATGGGGTCTTCGGCCGAACTTACCCATTTGCCGCAGGATGACACGCCAAAACCGAAGAGCCGGTATTCTAGCGCCTCGGCAGACATCGACCCGGCGAGCAGCAAGTGTGCTGTTAAAACTAAGGTTCGCATATCTTCATCCTCTCGGCCGTAAGCGAACGCCCGGACTTCCGTGGTTCAGAAACTCGATCCCCTCGGCTTCCAAAACCTCCATCACGGCGCGCACCTTATCCAGTCCGCTTGTAAGCCCTTGGGCGCCCCGCTTCTCCATCGCTCCTATGGTGTTGATGTTCACGCCGGCCCTCTTGGCGAGTGTCCCCTGGTCCATGTCGGCAAGCGCCCGTGCCGCCCGAAGTTGGTTTCCCGTCGTTAGCATTCTGTGGTCCTTTCTTATCTGGCTATGATTTTTTCATAGTTTGATGTTGACGGCAACATAATTGTGATCCATGGTGAACTAGTAAATAAACCTAGTTAACCCGGGATCCAATCACATGCCGAACAACACTGTTCGGGCAGCCGCCGAAGGCATGCCCAACGCCGACAACATCGTTTTCAATCGCCGCCGCATGCTGCTTGGCCTCGCTGCTGCGACGGCAGCCGCAGCAACCGTCCCGACAGAGGCGTCGACCGCTCCGGTCGAAAACCCCGAATTGATTGACTTAGCCGCGGGACTGCCAAGCATCGTCGATGAATGCCTTGTGGCTGTCCGCAATCAGCTCGAAATCGAAAAGAAGTGGGCGGCGAAGCAGCCATGGGCGCCTGACGAGCTGACGGCGCCGGGGTATTGCCTGCCTTATGAACTGCCGCGTCAACACGGCCAATCCGAACTCATGCTTCTGGGCGGTTACCTGTGGCGGAAAGGGGAAGAATTCCCGCGTCGCATTGTCGTGACGTCGAGCTCGGTCGGATGGGAGATCTATCATGCGAAGCGCCAGCTTCGCAAAGCGAAAAAGAACGCAAACGCGGCCGATTTCCTGGCATTGGAGGAAGGGGTCGCGCGGCTCCGCAAGTTGCATGCAACTGCGCTCGAATATGAGACGCATTTCGCGGACCTCAAGGCTGTAGCGCAAGCCGAGCACAAAACCGCATGGCCAGTCACACAAGAGCTTTTCGAAAAGCTCGAAGTCCATGTTGCCGCAATTATGGACACCGAGGACTGGACCATTGAGGGGCTGATTATCAAGGCGCAGGCCCTTAGCGAATGGGATCGCGTTACTGGCTCCAAGCCCCACGGTTTGGCCAAGGTGGCGTTTCGACACGGCCAGAATTGGCACGGTCAGATTGCCGCGACGGTTCTTCGCCACGCGAAAGGCGGCGCAGCATGAGCGCGCCAGCGGCCCTTGACCACAACGTTCGGCGAAACGTTGAAGACGAGATCGAGCGGCTGATAACGCTCCTCGATCTCATGGAACCTGATCCCGATCTAGAGCCATGGCTTGCAGGCGGTACCGAAGTGGTCGGCACTGACGACCGCGAAGAGGACGCCAGCGACAACGAAGAAGCTGGCGATTCGGAACGCACGCTTGGCTGGCCCGAACAATGCAGCCAAGGGCGAGACGAATGGGCAAGAAATGGGTTCCACTACATTCCAGGCAATGATTCGGACGCGGGCTAGATTCCCGCTGCACCTCACCGAAGCCCGTCACCCTGGCGGGCTTCATCATTTGTTGGTGTTAGGAACAGAGTTAGGAATTGGAAGGTTACAAGTCAGATATGATAGCAAAAACAAGTCTTTAGGCAGGTATCTGGCGGAGGGAGTGGGATTCGAACCCACGGTGAACTTGCGCCCACGCCGGTTTTCAAGACCGGTGCCTTAAACCGCTCGGCCATCCCTCCAAGCCTTGTTTTCGTTAGCTTTTTTGGCGTTTTGCCGTCGGCCATTTGGGCCTTTGCTACCATTTTGCTACCGAACGAGCTTAGCTACCGGGCTTTACCGCGCTCCTGATCGCCGCGTCAACCGCCTCGGCGGCATCCGCCTGCATTCCCGGCATGACGTGCGAATATAGGTCGAGCGTTATTCCGATCGTCGAGTGCCCAAGGCGCTCGCTGGCAACCTTCGGATGAACGCCGGCCGACAACATCTGGGTGGCATGAGTATGCCGCAGATCGTGGAATCGGATGCGCGGCAGGGTGGTGTTGCCAATGACTCTGATCCATTCATGCGTAAGCGAGCGGGGCTGCAGCGGCGAGCGTCGACCTGGGCGACCACGAAACTGTCGGCGTCTGGTCGGATGCCAAGGCGCAACTGTTCCTCTGCCTGCCGCGTGCGGTGGGCCTTTAGCTCGGCCACGGTCGCCGCCGACAATGCTACAGTCCGGGCTCGCCGCTCTTCGGTTCTTTGTAGCGGACGCCGTCGCTGGTCTGCTCCGCGCTCTCGACGATGGACAGAAGGCGGAGGTTGTCGCCATCCGCTGTGCCCGCTGCAACGTCACGCGCTACTACAAGCCGATCGAGTTGCGGGAGGTGATCGGCAACGTCACGATCGACGAAGTGATGGACAAAGTGCGCTGCCAGCAATGCAAGAGCCGGGAGTGGATGAGCGCGCAACTATTCCACCCGACTGGCGAGCAGGCGCACACGATCCGCTACCGGCGCCTTTGGCGGGATGAATAG